GAATCTTTCATCTGACGTTTTAAATATCGTAAGCTTTTTTCTAAAGCTATTGGTGAACTATCAGGTACTTTTACTCCTCTCGGATTACCTTTAATATAAAAGTCTTGTCGCGACCAACGTTTTTTACGATAAGGCTTTTTAGGAGGGCCTTGGCCTCCTTCATAATTGTTTTGCATAAGCATTGTTTTTAGTTAAACGATTAATATTACCTTAATATAAGAAAAAATCTACAATAAACCAACTAAATATTACCACTTATCAAATTGATTTTTTAACATATATCCAACGTATTGTTTAATCTTAAGTGCGTATTGAGCTCTTTGTTCAGCATAGTAATCAGATGAATGTTCACTACTTTTAGATTGTCTATCATAATCAGTATATCTAGCATAGTTATCTAAAATTGACGATTGTAGTCTTGTTACGTATTGTAACTCTTGTATTTTACCACCTATATTAACACCCACTTGGCCATATTTAGTAATTGTACCTTCTTTAACCGCTTTCTCAACTAACTTGTTAGAATATTGAACAGCAACTAGCACTTGTTTGTGTATTTTTTCTGATTTATCTGCAGAGTTAGCTAAAGCGTCTTTATATCTTTTTAGATTTTCTTGCTTAAATTCTTTAGATGTTTTAAATGCAGTTGCACCGAACTTCATATTAGCACGTGTTTTTTGTTTGTCTTTAAGTGCATCTCTTTTATTTTCATAATTTATTTGAAATACTATATGAGGCATTTCAGACATACCTTTAACACTTCTTGCACCTACTCTATCTATACCAACTTTATCCTTACCACTATATCCATATTTAGATTTCGGTCCTAAACCATTTTTAGTTACATATGCTACCTTACCTCCTACCATCATTCCGATCATTTGACCTTTTTTAATTTTATTAGTCCAACCGTATCTACCTGATTCTTGAAAATCAAAATCTTGAGAAGCTAATATAAGATATATACCTTGTTTACCATATAATTGAGCAGGAGTTTTCGATACTCTTTTGATATCAGCATCAGTAATTGAGTTCCAGTCTAACCCGGTTTTAACACCAGCTTGAAGAAATCTTTGCTTTTCCCATTTAGACATACCACTAACTAGTGATTGAAGTTTTTTAGAGCCAAACCTTTCAGATAGTAATGATCTAATTTCTTCGCTTATAAGTTTTCTTAATTTTAACTCTTTCATTATTATCCTCCTATCTTTGAATACATTACCATATCCTTAAGAGCACGCAATGCTTTAGTTTTAGCCTTATCAAATTCTTTTCCATATCTTCCAGAGCCACCACCTTTTTGTGCATTAGCTATACTATTCATTAAACTTTGAATATTATTAGCTTCTTTATTTGCTCTCATTTTAGGAGCAGCTTCAGCAATTTTAGTTAGTTTAGTTTCATTCTTAACTGCTTTGGATATTGCAGCTCTTTTCTTTGCAAGATATTCATCTGATTCATCTTCATCACCATCATTATCTATATCACCGTCTTCTTTACCTACAGCATCCATTGCTTCTTGTATATTATAATACTTTCCTAATTTATGACCTATATCTTCAAATACTGATTCTAATCTTTGTTGTAGAGTAGATAATTCAGATGCAGCTTTCTCAAATAATTTAGTTGAGGTAGCAACCTCTTTCATATCTCGCTTTACTGTTACACCATCAAACCAGCCATCTGTTTCTTGTAATGCAAGTTGAGAAGCACCTTTAGTCATTTCTCTTATAGCTTGTACCATTTCTGCTATCTCATTAGTTTTATAGATTTTAGAACCAAAATCATTAAACTTGGAAACAGAATCCATAATATTTCTTTTTTCTTCTCTTGTTAAAGATCTATTGAAAGCGTCTTTGTTACTTTCTTGTAGTATATTTTTTAATTTCATTATCTATCTCCTGGTAATGAGCATTTGCATGTTAAATCGCAAAGCATTTCACTTATAATATTATTTACTTTAAAATATTTATCTCGTTTTATTTTTCTACTTACTGATTCATTCACAGGTGCCATGAAGGCTCCATGTGTGGATGGATTACTTACGAAGTCCCAGCAAACTAACTCAAAATCATTTTGTACAGCTACAGTATCTTCATTTACTTGCTTTACTGAGCCAAGTCCTCTAGAGCTGATACCAAGCTTAATACCTGATCTGAGTAATTCTTTTAGTATATTACCTGATGGTGTTGATAGTACTTCAACTTTTCCTACAACATCATCACCTTTCCACCACACATCTAATACGTTATGTGACGCGTTAGATAAATTTACTACAGAAGATTCTGGGTGATCTAATTCACCAAGAGCTCTTCGTTCAGCTATTTGTACTTTTTTATATTCAGTAACTTCACGCATTAAAATTTCACGTGGATATATTCTTCCATTTTGATTTTTAGCACCTGCTCGTTGCAATACACCTGTTACAATAACTCTACCGTTATTTTGCTGTTCAGACTCCATAATCATTTGTGGTGTTACAACAAAAGGTGTATAATCAATTAATAACGTCTTGGTCATTATGTTCTCTCCCATGCGCTTCGTTTTCTGTATAGATCAAAAAATATACGAGCAATTTCAGTACGAATTATTTTTCGTACTTCTTCTGTTGTAACATTCTCTGTAATTAAATTGTCACTCATTAGAATCTTCTCAACTTTTCACCTATACGCATCATACGTTCTGATATTTTATATAAATTGTTTCTAGTAGATTTCCAGTATTGTTTATTATCTATACCTTCTTCATTCTTTAATTTTATATTTTGATTAATTACACGCTCTATTTTATATAATCTACTAGCTACTTCTTTAATAGATTTATTTACCTTTTGCTTTGATGTGAGCTCTGTATTTTTTTTATAATCGTTATATGATACTTCATTCAAAAACGATGCCTTTGCAAATTGTCTAAATTTAGATTCCTTTACCTTTTTATACCCAGCCTTTTCAGCATTATCATTTTCATCTTCTTCTTTATCTTTACTAAATGCATTAGGTGTATCATATGCTTCACCCGCTCCTGTTGAAGACAACTCTTCTAGTTCTTTCAACTTTTCATCAAGAATTTTATTTAGTGACATTTCTTAACTCTGAAACAAGGCTATAAGAACGCAATAAAGAAACTAAATGTTTGTCTCTAACTTTTGTATCTTTTTTAATTAACTTAATTTGTTGACTCACCTCATCTAGCTTTATTTTTACTACATTGTTTGTTACTTTTAATTTTAACAAATCTAAAGCTTTAGTTACATTATTTATCTCTTTAATAATATAGGTTTTTAACTTACTGGTATTAGATATATTATTAATATATTCTTTTAATAAACTCTTCTGCTTTAATGATAAGCTACCATACTTACTATTAAATTTTTCTAAAAGAATTTTGTAAGATAATAGTCTTAGATCTTTATCTTGCTTTGAATATTCATTTATTAATTTATCTGATTTAGGTTTATTTACTTTATTATCAATAATATGTTCATTAATAAGAGAGCGACTTTTCATAATAATTGCAGGATTTTTTGCCTGCTTACTATTTTTATATTCTAATATATTATATATACTGGCATTTAATTTATAGTTAGAAACATGTGATTTTAAAAAATTCTCTAAACTGTATATATTTTTTATTTCTTTTATTAAGCCGTACTTTTCACGTTTTAATTTAGACTGAGGTAGTTTAGAATGTTCAGTAATAACAAGATCAATAAATCGATCTACCTTTACTTGAGTGTTGTATTTTTGCTGTTGAAGAGCTTTATACATATTTAACTCTTTAAGTAAACAACTATTTTTATTGAAATATTCCTTAACTAACCGTATAGCAGGAGAATTATCGATACCATTAATCGTATCAGAAGTTATCTGACGCGTTAGTAATTCGAAAAGAACACCTACATTTTTTATTTTATTATGTTTATTATTTGCCATATTATTTTCCAGTATATATTTCTATACGATTATAAATATCATTTAGTCTCTAAAGACTCATCATCCAACAAATTATTTTCACTTAAAAGCGAGGATTTTTTTGCTTTATCCATAGTTTTAGTTAGAGAACTTACAGACTCTCTATAAGTATGCTTGATTGATCTATCTCTGTTATTATAATCACGTTTTCTAGTAGTATCACCTAATGGATCAGCGCCCCTAACATGATCTTGATTACCATATTTAGTACCTTCAGGAGGTCTTCCAACAGGCTCAGCAGATGATTCAAATGTATCTTCATCATCAGGCTCTACTTGTGGATTGTTAGCTGGATCTTCACCTTCATCTTCAATTTTAGTTTTTCTAAATGCTTCTTTAGTGTCACCGATTACTTTAGAGCGTTGATCTTCAATTTCTTTATCACTCATGTTAAAAATATTTTTGTATATCCACTCTTCAGATAACATTTTATTATCTTTCATATCTGCTGCTAATGATATTTTTTCAGACCACAAGCTTACTTTTTCTTGTTGATAAATGGTAGATGAATTTGTTAACGCTAAATTAAAGTTAACAAGCTTTTCATCCGTATACCCTTGTGAGTATAAATGTACAATAGCTATTTTAGTTAATTCAGAAACAACTATCCTTTGAATTCTTTCTATTGTTCTTGCAAATCTTACATCTTCAGCTGCTAATGTAGCTTTACCTTCTGTTGTTTCATCATATCCTAGAAATGCTTTTGGTATTTTTAATCCTGCAAATAATTTATTTTTTAAATAATCTACATCCTCTACTCCTGTAAATTCCATACCCGATAGTGAGTCAATTTCTGTACCACTCTGTCCACCTCTAACAGGAAGATAAAAATCTTCCATCATATTTTGCATATTAAATTTAAGATTATATTGACCTGTTTGTTGATCAACATATGGTACCTTTTTCATTTTATTAATAACTTGTTGCATATAGTTATCAACTTCATTAGGTGGAATATTACCAATATCAATCTTAAATACTCGCTTCTCTGGTGCGCGCATAATTCTATGAATTAACATCGCGTCTTCCATAAGTGTTAATTGTTTCCAAATTTTTCTAGCACCTTCCATCATTGATTTTCCGTAAGGTAAAAAATTGGTATCACTCAACATTCTAAAATGAGCTATTTCGTAATTTTCATATTCTTTTTTAGAAGTACCGCCGACTGAAGAAGCATGTCCACCCATAGATACATCATGTGTAAATTTAACATACTCAGGATTGTTTTCATCTATCCCCTCTTCCCTTAACATCTCATATGTAGACATAGGCATTACATTAGTTACACCTAATTTTTCTACAATATCAAGCTTTAAGTAAAAATCACCATACTTACACATATTGCGAACCCAAGGCCATAAATTAAATTCAATATTCATAACATCATAAAATAAATTATGTAATATTTTTTGAACATCATCATCTTCACAATTTATTGTAAGAACATTATTAAATTCGTTTTTAATAGTACACTCATCAGCATAAATATCTAACGCAGACGATATAATAGAATCTTCATCCATTGATTCATAGTCTGTAAAAAGTGTTATTCTTTGCTGTTGATAAGTCTGATATTGATTATAGGTCATATTTGTTGATGAAGCATGTAGCTTTGAATATCTATCAACAAGCTTGTTTGTAGCTAGATTGTTAGCATACTGTGCTTTGTTTACATCAATAACCTTTAATTTGTTTGTACCAACTCTCCTCACTACCGCATTAGTTGAAAAAAGTGTGTTTAATCTTCCGAAAAATGATTTATCTGCCATTTTTATTCCTCTTAATCTAATAACCAGGTAAGATCTTCGCGATCTTTACCAATATTCATATTCCACGAATCGTTAGGGTCAGAATTAGTAGAGTAAGCACCGTTATAAGTTGTATTTGTACCTATCATGCCTATTGCTCTTTTATTTAATTCTAATCCTTCGTTCCGTAATTTAAGCGCTGTATCACGTATGTACATAGCTATTGAGAAAGCCATTACTAAATCATCATTATATCCTGATTGAGCTTCTGGTCTTGCACCTTTCCATACAAAAACAAAAAGCTCATCAATTAATCTTGACGACCTAACAACGCAGGCTTTTTCTCTAAAATAAATATCTAATTTTGATATCAAAAGCGGTCTTGTGCGTGATGATGTTGTAAAACCAGGTACCATTTGTGATTTATCTTTTAAATCATAACCTTTTTTAAGTTGCACATCAGGATCTACTACCCCTTCATGCTTATACGTATAATATAAATTCTTATAACCCCTATCTATTGCAGGTTGTATAGCTGCCCATCCTATATTTGCGTTCTCAATAACTAAAAGAGCTTCGTTATATTCTGTAGCTACATTTACTAACATGTTACCGAATTCTTTAACCCCTACTTGACTCTTATATTCAGCAACTTGTGTAACCGTCTCAATATCAATTACATGAAAGGTAGAATAATCAGCTCCATCACCTCGCGCTACATCGGCTACTACTATATAATCTTTAGTATAATTAGGATACTCCCATACCCAATATGAATTATCATGTCCACGCTTTTCAACTGGATCTTGAACAACATTTTCTCTAAACCACTCTAATAACACACCTGGTATTACAGAGTTACCTGATGATATAAAGTCACAATCACACTCTTGAGCTGCTTGATCTACTCCTAGATTTATATCCTGCTCATCTCTCCATACCTGATCACGCTCAGGATGTACTGTCCAATGTAATCGTATTGTGTTAAATTTATTTTCAGAATTTTCAGCTTTTACCCAGGTTTTATGAAACCAATTACCAACACCATTGGGTGTTGATAGTGCAATACATCTACCACCGGTTGCTAATGTTTGTTGTGCAGAAGTCCATATATCATCTATACCATCGATAAATGCTGCTTCATCAATTACAAGTAATGATAACGCTTCAGATCTACCTGCATCTGGTGATGACGAAACTGCCTTAACTTGTGAACCATTTTTTAGTCTTAAAGAAAGCTTATTATCTTCTAAAACCTGTCCTCGTAACCATGAAGGTAAATTTTCATGCATAACGCGAATTTTAGTTACTAAATTTTTAGCTGTATCTTGCTTAATTGCGATTACAAGAGCATTAAAATCTTGATTAAATAGCATGCCCCATAAAGAATATCCAGCCGTTAATGTTGATATACCTAACTGCCTAGATTTTAAGATTATATTATAATCACTATCTTTAAATTGCGTGAGAGCTTTTTCTTGA